AAGAAATTCCCCGTCTCGATGAGACGAGAAATTTCTTGGCCCGCTCGAAGGGATTCGAACCCCCGATCTTCAGAATCGGAAGCAGATTACTAAGCAGGCGTAATCCCTTATATATCAATGACTTTAGAATTTGCCTGACTTGCATCTGACTTGCATGAGATAAATTGTTCTAAAGCTACCACTGATTTTTTCTTGCGGGTGCGTGACAAATGAGTGTATATATCGAGCGTGGTTTTGATATCTGAATGTCCGAGCAGCTCTTTAGCTGTCAGAATATCAACACCGGCGTCATAGAGCATTGTCGCATAAGTATGTCGGAGCTGATGCGCAGTAAAAGTTTTAATGACTTTACACCCCTTATATGGGTCGTATTTGCTGCCGACCGGGCGCAGCCTTGCCCCGTATTTAACATCAAGCTCTGTCATGTATGATTCCCACATTCGGCGCCATGCTGCCTCTGTCATTATTCCGCCATCTGCTCCCGGGCTGACATAAAGGCTCTCTTTAGGCTGCTCCCGGAGATAAGCAGAAAGAACGGAAGGCAGCGGCACGATCCTGTTACCTGCCTCGGTTTTGGCTGTTGCTTTAATTGACGGTTTATTAGTGACGTATTCAATGCTTTTGCTTACCGTCAGCGTGCCGTCCTTAAAGTTAACATCTCTCCAAGTCAGCGCTAACACCTCCCCCCTTCTGAGCCCCGCAAAAAGCATAATCATCGCCGCAGTTTGCGCCCGATGCGGAGTTTCTTCGATCCACTGGATTTGCTCATCGTCTATCGGGGTTCGGCGCGATTTGGGCGCTGTTTTAGGTATGCGAACATTTTGAGCGGGATTGTAATCTATAATGCGGTTATCAATTGCAAGGCAAAAGACCTGTGAGGCTATCGCCTTAACATCAATTAACAGCTTTTTACTCGCAGGCTTGCCCGTGTTGGGGTTATAAGCAGCGAGATCATTAATGATATCAGATATATCAAATAGCCTGATCTCAGATAATGACCTGCTTTTCAGCCCATCCAAATGTTTTGCCGTGCTTATAAGATTCCCGTAGTGGCTGGCGCTGACCTCCGCCTTCTTTCCCCGAAGCCACCGATCACACCATACGCCGAAGGTGTCGCTTCGGGCAGAGACGTCAAGCCCTTTTCCGAGCATAGCTCTGATCTCATCGGCTTTTTGGTTGGCTTCTTTTTGGGTCGTACCGTACACCGTTTTGTATTTACGGCGACCTTGCTCGTCCTTTCCGAGGTAGATCTGCACGGCTATTCTGCCGTCGGTGCGCTTTGTGTTTGATTTTTTAGGCACAAAAATGACCTCCCGTTCAAAAAAATGGTTGCAATTCGCCCGAACGAAAGGTATAATGTAGTTAACCTTTCATTCATCTGCTGCTAGGATTTTTGATTGGTTCAAGTCCTCGGTGCGCCCACACCGGGGGCTTTCCTTTTATCCGCCTATTTCCCAGGCCTTGCCGCAATTCAGGCAAGTAATTACGACTTTTTTGGAGCCTATACCGCCAGCCGCAAGCCCTATGCCTCCGGCGACTATATATCCCGCAGCAGCTTTACCAGCGCTGAAGCCTCTGTTATTATTCGTCAACTTCGTCGACCCGCACCTCGGGCAGCAGAGCTCGCCGTTCTTTTCGTGAGCTGCGATAATCGCTTTCCTCACCTTTTTATTCACCAGAGGATCACGGTTGATTTTTAGCTTTATAAAATTCTTTCGGTAAAACGCACTCATTATTGCGTTATAAAGGACATCAACGATTATAAACAGCATAAAGCTGACAAATATAATATCTTTCGTCAGTCCTTTTTCGTCGCAGGCAATGTTATATAATGCGTATAACACAAAAAACGCGACCATAGGAGGCGGCAGAATGGCTTTAACGACTCGCCACCAAAGAGGTGGAATCTTTCCTGTCGGGATTTCAGCACAAGAAGTCTCCACCTCGACGGGAGACTTGAAGGCAACCTCTCCTTGACTTGCCCCACACGACTCACAAAAGACGGCATCGTCTTTGATTTCCTTACCACATTTTCGACAAAACATATATACTCTCCTTTTTATCACCCTGTCGGGTGTATTTACCTTATAGCACTCAAAAATGCCACAGCTTTGCCGAGGATCCTTATATCGTTGAGCTCCTCGTTTCGGTATACAAGATCATTATACATAGGATTACAAGGGCTCAGGACGAGCTTGCCGGGGTACTTATGCACCCTCTTTAAGGTAGCCTCGTCGCCGATAAGCACCGCTGCGATCTCGCCGTCGTCAACATCCTCCTGCGTCCTTATATAGACATAATCGCCGTCAAAAATACGGGCGTTGATCATGCTGTCGCCTTTGCATTTGAGTGCAAAATCGGCGTTGATATCCTCTGCCATGTTAATATATGAGTCGATGTTCTCGACCGCTAAAATAGGTTCCCCGCAGGCTATTGCGCCGATCAGGGGGACCTTTTTTGTTTTGGGTAATGGAATGATGTTATCCGCCAAAAACTTTTCGGATAGAATTTGCTCGCTCCACAATCTTTCATATGTATCTACCAACTCAATATCCCATTCTCCATCGCTCTCTAAACGCACGCAACGCACACAATGGGATAAGAAATTAATAACATCTTTTGCTTTAGCAAGAGAGGTGTTTTCCTTATCGATATTCCACATTTGCTTTAACGTTTTGTATGGAACAGGAATGTAGTAGAAAAAGCCGTCTCTATCTTTATTAATTAATTCCCAAAAGTCGAACGGAGGCACATTTGAAAAATAATCAGTAGATACTTCAAAATAATTTGCAATCTTCATTGCTGTCTCTGTAGACAATGATTGAGTACGTCCGGATTTTAATTCCGACATAACACTGCGAGAAACGCCGGTGTTTTTACACATTTGCGTAATATTAATATCCTTGTCTTTACACAAAAGTTCAATTCTGTTGTATAAATTCCACATATTTTTTACTCCTGATTTGTACACAATAACAAAATTTACAGAATTCAGTAAAACACCCTTGACTTTTACAGCGTTCTGTAATATCATGGAGCTGTCAACAGAATTCTGTTTTTGGTGTTCCGTCAAAAACACTATATTACATTTTTCTGTATTTGTCAACAGTTTGGAGGTGATTTTTTGAAAAATAGTTTTTCGGCTTTCGGCAAAAGGGTAAAAATCGAACTGATCAAACAGGGAAAAAATCAAGAATGGCTGATTTCTGAAGTAAAAAAGAAAACAGGACTTTACTTTGATAGTAGCTATTTAAGCCGCATTCTCACAGGCCAGTGTAATCCTGTTAAAATCAGCGAGGCAATCAAAACTATTTTGCAAATTGAATAGTCGTGACAAATCGTCACAAGAAAGGAGCAAACCAATGAACAACATATCAACTTTCAGAAACCCCGCATTCGGCAGCGTAAGAGCTGTCAACATTAACGATGAGCCGTATTTTGTCGGCAAGGATGTTGCAACCATATTAGGTTATAAAGACTCTTCCGATGCCATTAAGAAACATGTCGACAATGAGGATAAGCTGACTCGGCGTTTTGCCGACTCAGGTCAGAACCGTGAAATGTACATCATCAACGAATCCGGCCTTTATAGCCTTATCCTCTCAAGCAAGCTGCCTAAGGCTAAAGAATTCAAGCGCTGGGTGACGTCGGAGGTGCTTCCGACTATACGCAAGACCGGCGGCTATGTCAATAACACCGCACAGTTCGTTGACAGCTATTTCGGGCAGCTTAACCTTGAGCAGAAGCACGCTTTAACGCTGATGTTTGACGAGAGCAAGCGCATGAGCGAGCAGCTTAAGGAGCAGGCCCCGAAGGTGCTTTTTGCCAACGCCGTTGAAACCGCTCACACATCTATCCTGATCGGCGATCTCGCAAAGATCATCAAGCAAAACGGCGTAGATATCGGTCAGAAGCGCCTTTTTGAGTGGATGCGCCAGAACGGCTACCTCATAAAAGGCGGTTCGAGCAAAAACATGCCGACTCAGCGCTCAATGGATCAGGAGCTTTTCGAGGTCAAGGAAACCACGATAAACAACCCCGACGGCTCCGTGAGGGTAACTAAGACCACCAAGGTCACAGGCAAGGGTCAGACGTATTTCATCAATAAATTTTTGCAGTAAGGAGGAATCAACATGTTAAAAGGACCGAAGCCCTATTACCGCTGGGAGGAGGTGCCTCTGGTACTCAGCACGGCGGGCGTGGCTCGGCTGCTCGACTGCTCGGAGTCAACCATCGTCAAGCTCGCCGCCAACGGTACGATTAAGAGCTTTCGCTTGGACAGGATCTACCGATTTTGCCGTGATGACATTCGGGCGTTTGCGGAGGGGGCAACGAAGTGAGCTTTACCGAGCTGATTTCTGCAATCCTTATTATGCGAACCGTCATATTCGGCGTGATAGCGGCTATAACCGTTACCTTCATACTGGTGACGATATTTTCTCATAAAGGAGGGGGAAAATGAACACCGCCGACACCATCCGCACCATTATTGAGCTGCTGCTCGTGCTGGCTGCGATACTTATGATGATCTTTGAGCCGCACATAGCGGCGTGGGAGCAGCGAGCCGCCCGCAAGGCGCTCATATGGGCGCTGGAGCACATCCCGGAGTTTAGGGCGTGGCTTTACCCCACCGATGAGGACGAGCCCGTTAAAATGCCCGTCAGGGTCATGGGAGACTGGCGTAACAGCCGCCTTAAATAAAAATAAGCCGCTCACCGACGGCAATCGGTAAAGCGGCAGAGGAAAATATCCATTTTTATAGTAACAGAAAGAAAGGAAGAAGTCAATATGTCAGTTAAAATCAACAGCCTTGAGCTTGAGAATGTCAAGCGGATCAAGGCAGTCAAGCTCGAGCCCTCGCCGAATGGGTTGACCGTCATCGGCGGCAAGAACGGGCAGGGCAAAACCTCAGTGCTCGATTCGATCGCATGGGCACTCGGCGGCGACCGTTACCGTCCTTCGGCAGCTCAGCGAGACGGCTCGGTAATCCCGCCTACACTGCATATCACCCTGTCAAACGGCCTTGTGGTCGAGCGCAAGGGTAAGAATGCAGATCTCAAGGTCATTGACCCCAACGGTCGTAAAAGCGGGCAGCAGCTCCTTAATGAGTTTATCTCGCAGCTCGCCCTTGATCTGCCGCGCTTTATGGAGGCAAATAATAAGGACAAGGCCAACATCTTGTTACAGATAATCGGCGTCGGCGATAAGCTCTTTGAGCTTGAGCGCCGCGAAAAGGAGCTCTACAATCAGCGTCACGCCGTCGGTCAGATCGCCGACCAAAAACGGAAATTCGCCGCCGAAATGGTGTTTTATCCCGACGCCCCCGCCGAGCTTGTGTCGGCGTCGGAGCTTATCAGGCAGCAGCAGGATATACTCGCTCGCAACGCTGAGAACCAGCGCAAGCGTGAGAATATGCGCTCAATCGAGACGAAAGCCGAATCGTTGCAGAGCGATATTGACCGTCTCAGGGCTGAAATGCAGCGCCTTGAATCACAGCTCACAACCGCACTCGCAGACCTCGAAATCGCCCGTAAGGACGCGCTTTTCCTGCAAGACGAGAGCACGGCGGAGCTTGAGAAGAACATCGCCGAGATAGATGAGATAAACGTCAAAGTGCGTGCAAATCTCGACAAGGAAAAGGCCGAGGACGACACCAAGGAATACGCCGCCCAATACAACGTCCTCACAGCGCAGCTCGACGATGTGAGGGGAGAAAAGCTCGCCTTGCTCAACGGCGCGGAGCTGCCGCTCCCGGGGCTGTCGGTAGAGGACGGGGAGCTTACATATAACGGCCACAAGTGGGATTCCGTCAGCGGCTCCGACCAGCTTAAAATAGCAACGGCTATCGCCCGCAAAATCAACCCTCAGTGCGGTTTCGTGCTCGTCGATAAGCTCGAGCAGATGGATATAGATACTCTGCGTGAGTTCGGCGCATGGCTTGAGGGTGAGGGCTTGCAGGTCATAGCCACAAGAGTGAGCACCGGCGACGAGTGTTCGGTGATCATCGAGGACGGTTACGTCAAGGACGAGCCGAAAATACAGGCGCCCTCGGGGCTGCCTAAATGGGGAGGTGCGCAGGCATGAGGATATCAAGCGGATTGATTAACACTGCTCAAAAAGTCGTCATTTACGGCGCCGAAGGTATCGGCAAAACGACCTTCGCATCAAAATTCCCCGAACCTCTCTTTATCGACACCGAGGGCAGCACCAAGCGACTTGATGTGCGCCGTTTTGACGCACCGTCAAGCTGGGCTATGCTGCTTGAGCAGGTCGATTATGTCAAGCATCATCCCGAGCTCTGCTCAAGCCTCGTGATCGACACCGCCGACTGGGCGGAAAAGCTCGCGTCGACTAAGATATGCTCCGAGGCCAAGGTCAACGGCATTGAGAGCTTCGGCTATTCCAAGGGCTACACATACCTCGCCGAGGAATTCGGCCGTTTACTCAATAAGCTTGAAGAGCTTATCGGCCTGGGCATCAACATAGTTATCACGGCTCACGCTGCCATGCGCAAGTTTGAGCAGCCGGACGAGATGGGAGCGTACGACCGCTGGGAGCTTAAGCTCTCAAAAAAAGTCGCCGCAATGCTCAAGGAGTGGGCTGACTGTGTTCTTTTTATTAATTTCAAAACCTTCGTCGTCAAGTCGAAGAATCAGATGGAGAAGAACAAGGCGACGGGCGGCCAGAGGCGAATTATGCATACAACTCACTCGGCTTGCTGGGACGCCAAAAACCGTTACGGGCTGCCGGACGAATGCGATTTTGACTACTCGGTGATCTCCCCCTTTATTCCCTCCAAGCAGTCAAACGCCGTTGAAACAGCACCCGCAAACGCCGCCCCCACGGCGGCTGAAGCCGAAGAGAGGCGGGCGGAGCTTAAAGCCAAAATCGACGCATTTGTTGACGACGATCTCGACGGCATCCCGAAAGAGCTCAACGACCTGATGAGAGCGAGCGGCATATCGGCTTATGAGATACAGCAGCTTGTCGCCCGTGAGGGCCACTACCCCGCAGATACCCCCATTAAAAACTATGCGCCCGATTTCGTCGCAGGATGGCTTATTGCCTACTGGGCTGATATTTCAAAAATCATAATTGATAACAGAAAGGATTAAATGACATGAGCGAATACAGAGACATACCCGATACCCTCAGCGAGCTTGATTGGGACAGCGAAATATCCCAGGAAAGCAGTTACACTATTCTCCCCGAAGGCGAATATCCCTTCTCCGTGGCCTCGTTTGAGAGAGGCTATCACAACGGCTCGGACAAGCTGCCGCCCTGCAATAAGGCCATTCTCACAATTGAGATCGACGGCGGCAAGCTCGGCAAGAGCACCGTCAAGCACAACCTCTTTATCTCCCGCCGCACCGAAGGGATCCTCTGCGAATTCTTTATTGCAATCGGACTCAAAAAGCACGGCGAGCCGCTCCGTATGAATTGGGCTGCCGTGCCCGGCGCAAAGGGGCGCTGCAAGGTGGGAATTCGCACCTATAACGGCAACGAATACAACGAAATCAAGAGATTTCTCGAGCCTGCTGCGGCACCCGCTCCCGCTGTCGGCTTCGCTCCCCCGAGCTTTAAATAATGAAGCTCAGGCCATACCAAGAGGAGGCAAGGCGGGCAGTGTTTGCGGAGTGGGATAAGAGCAACAAGCGGACCCTGCTCGTCTTACCGACGGGCTGCGGCAAGACTATCGTCTTTGCAAAGATCGCCGAGGACTGCGTGCGCTCCGGCAAGCGGGTTTTGATACTCGCCCACCGGGGCGAGCTCCTCGAGCAGGCGGCCGATAAGATTTACAGCTCCACGGGGCTAAAATGCTCCGTGGAGAAAGCCGAGGAAAGCTGCCTCGGCTCGTGGCACCGCATCACTGTGGGCTCAGTTCAGAGCCTACAGAGAGAAAAGCGGCTGTCACAATTCGCACCCGACTATTTTGACGACATAATCGTTGATGAGGCTCATCATTGTATTTCAGACGGCTATCAGACCGTTCTGCAACACTTTGATAATGCAAATGTGCTCGGCGTCACCGCGACGCCTGATCGAGGCGACATGCGTAATCTCGGCACTTATTTCGATTCGCTTGCATATGAATACACTTTGCCAAAAGCCATTAAAGAGGGCTATTTATCCCCGATAAAGGCGTTAACTCTGCCGTTAAAGCTCGATCTTTCGGGCGTTCAGATGCAAAACGGAGATTTCAGAGCGGCGGATCTTGACAACGCTCTTGACCCCTACCTTTACCAGATAGCCGACGAGATGCTCAAGCACTGCACCGACCGCAAGACCGTCGTATTTCTTCCGCTTATCAAAACCTCGCAAAAATTTAGGGACATTCTCAACTCCAAGGGATTCAGAGCGGCGGAGGTCAACGGCAACAGCAAGGATCGCTCTGAGGTACTTTCGGCGTTTGACCGAGGCGATTATAACGTCCTCTGCAATTCTATGCTCTTGACTGAGGGCTGGGACTGTCCGAGCGTTGACTGCGTTATCGTCCTACGCCCGACAAAAGTCCGCTCGCTTTACTCTCAGATGGTAGGACGCGGCACTCGACTTTGTGAAGGCAAAACTGAGCTGCTTCTGCTTGATTTTCTGTGGCACACCGAGAGACATGAGCTCTGTCACCCCGCTCATCTTATCTGCGAGAGCGACGAGGTCGCCAAAAAAATGACCGAAAACATTGAGGCGGCAGGCTGCCCTGTCGACATTGAGCAAGCCGAGCAGCAAGCGGAGAGCGACGTCGTGGCACAGCGGGAGGAGGCTCTCGCTAAGAAGCTCGCCGAGATGAAAACCCGCAAGCGCAAGCTCGTTGACCCGCTGCAATTCGAGCTTTCTATCCAATCTGAAGATCTGAGCGGTTTTATTCCTGCTTTCGGATATCAGATGATGCCGCCATCCAAAAAGCAAATCGCTGCACTTGAGAAATGCGGTATTTTTACAGATGATATTGAAAATGCGGGGAAGGCTGAACTGCTTTTATCAAAACTCAATAAACGCAGGCAAGAGGGGCTGACAACGCCGAAGCAGATACGATTTCTCGAGGGCAAAGGCTTTCAGCATGTCGGCACATGGCAATTCGAGCAGGCAAGGAAGCTCATTGACCGCATAGCCGCCAACAGCTGGCGCACGCCTATAGGCATTGACCCGCATACTTACGTTCCCGAGGAGGTAAAGCGTTTTGACGACAGATGGATTTGATTTAATACCGCTGCTTGATTATATCGACCCTGCGGTGCTCACTTACCAAGAGTGGGTCAATGTCGGCATGGCGCTCAAGCACGAGGGAATAAGCGTCGATGAGTGGGACCGCTGGTCGGCGCGTGACCCGGCAAGATATCATCCCGGTGACTGCGAGCAAAAATGGCAGTCATTTAACGGCTCCGCCGCTCCCGTTACCGGCGGCACGATAGTCCAAATGGCTAAGGAGGCGGGCTGGCGCCCGTCACGGCGTGACGATGATGACCCCCTCGACTGGGACGGCGTTATCGGCGGCGATTATAAAGTCGTTGATAACGCCTGGCTTGAGGGCGTGGAGCTGAGCATACCCGACAAGTGGGAGCCCGCAAAACAGCTCATCAAATACCTTGAGACCCTTTTTGAGGCGGGCGAGACCGTCGGATACGTCACCGAGACGTGGGAAAAGGACGGCAAGTATATTCCGACCTCCGGCGTATACAGCCGAACGGCAGGCGAGCTCATCGAGGCTCTGTCAAAGTGCGGCAGCGATATCGGCTCCGTTGTGGGCGATTATAAGCCCGAGGCGGGTGCCTGGATCCGTTTTAACCCGCTCGACGGCAAAGGTGTTAAAAACGCCAACGTCACCGAGTACCGTTACGCTCTCGTCGAGTCAGATGTAACCGATATAACGCACCAAAATCAAATTTTGCGTGATTTAGAGCTGCCGATCGCCTGCCTTGTCTATTCTGGCGGCAAAAGCATACACGCTATCGTCAGGATAGACGCTATTGACTACACGGAGTATCGCAAGCGCGTTGATTTTTTATACAGTGTCTGTGAGAAAAACGGGCTCAAGGTCGACAAGCAAAATAAAAACCCCTCGCGCCTCTCTCGTATGCCCGGCGTTATGCGTAACGGCGAAAAGCAATATTTGCTCGACGTCAACATCGGGAAAGAATCGTTTAACGAGTGGAAAGAGTGGATCGAGTCTATCAACGACGATCTGCCCGACCCTGAGAGCGTCGCCGACGTGTGGGACGCCCTCCCTGAACTTTCACCGCCGCTGATTGACGGGATCCTGCGGCAGGGTCACAAGATGCTTGTCGCAGGACCCTCAAAGGCAGGCAAGTCCTTCGCACTCATCGAGCTATGCTGCGCCATAGCCGAGGGCTCATCATGGTTCGGCTTTAGCTGCACTCAAGGCAAAGTGCTCTACGTCAACCTCGAGCTGGATCGGGCGAGCTGTCTGCACCGCTTTAAGGACGTTTACACCGCCCTGCGGCTGCCGCCACGTCACCTCTCAAATATCGACATTTGGAATTTAAGAGGCCGCAGCGTACCTATGGATAAACTCGCCCCGAAGCTCATCAGGCGGGCGCTTAAGAAGAATTACATTGCCGTCATAATCGACCCGATTTACAAGGTTATCACCGGCGACGAAAACAGCGCCGATCAAATGGCGCATTTCTGCAACCAATTCGACAAGGTCTGCACCGAGCTCGGCTGCGCCGTCATTTACTGCCATCATCACTCAAAGGGCACTCAGGGCAGCAAAAAATCAATGGATAGAGCCTCAGGCAGCGGAGTGTTTGCCCGCGACCCCGACGCGCTGCTTGATCTCATAGAGCTCAGTATAAACGACGCAAACATCACCGCCGAAACAGATAAAGCCGTCTGCGCCGTGTGCGGCAAATACCTCGACCGTTTTCATGTTGACGTTGCCCCCGATGAGCGGTGCTCCGAGCGTGAGATGCTGCGCCTATGCCGTGAGCAGCTCCCCGAGACTACATACCGACTGATGGAACGGGAGGCCGACGCTCTCCGAGAGAGCCGCAAGACCCTGACCGCATGGCGCATTGAGGGCACGCTTCGAGAATTCCCAAAATTCGAGCCGGTCAATCTCTGGTTCGATTACCCGATTCACCGCATCGACGATTGCGGCGCATTGATGGACGTTAACCCCGACGGGGAGCTGACTTTCTGGAAGCAAGGACAGGAGAAGCGGAAAAAGCGTGCCGAAAAGGAGAGATCCGTGCGCAAGGAAGAGTTTGATCAAGCGTTTTCGGCTATTGCCGATAATGACGTTGTTTCAATACAGGATATCGCAGACGACCTCGGTGTCAGCAATAAATATATAGGAGCATGGTTCGGGCACGGTAAGAACGCAAGAGACGCTTACAAGAACGCCTATGAAGTATTCACAGGAGATGACGGTCGGCGTTATTTGAAGAAAAAAAGAGGTGCGAGTGTATAGCGTTTTTAGCCTTTCGCACCCATGCGAGTATATAGGAATTTATTATACACTTGCACGGGTGCGAGTGTATAGTGATTTACTATTCAGTCGCAGGGTGCGAGTGCGACCTATATCTCTACGAGATATACATGCGGGTGTGGCACCCCCTTTGCAGGGGTAAAAGTCGGCTTTGAAGCTGCCGACCTTTCACCCCATACAAAGACAGGGAGCCACCGCGCGAAAAGAAAGGAAGCAAAAAATGACAACCGAATTTTTTATTTCGATCATTCCCCCGACAGTAACTCATCAGGAGCATAAGGTCAGCGTGCGAAACGGCAAGCCGATAATCTATGAGCCGCCCGAGCTGAGAGCAGCCCGTGAGAAGTTGACCGCTCATCTCGCAGCGCATAAGCCCGAGCAGCCGTACACCTGCGGAGTAAGGCTCGTGACAAAGTGGTGTTTCCCACAAGGCCGTCACGCTGACGGAGAATATCGCGTCACGAAGCCCGATACCGACAATTTACAAAAGCTGCTCAAAGACTGCATGACCGCCGTCGGCTTTTGGGCAGACGACGCCCTGGTCGCCTCGGAAGTCACCGAGAAGTTTTGGGCTGCTGTCCCGGGAATCTATATCAACATACAAGAGCTCGAGCTTTTGTAATCAAAATCACCGCCGCCCCGAAAGAATCCTCGTGGTTACTTTGCAACACGGGGCGGCAGGAAGGAGGCAAAAATGGGCGTAGAAAAAGGCTTTACGGCCGCCGATTATTATACTGTCAAACACTTTGAGCAGATGCAGGCACAGAGTTATTTTTGGAAAGTCACACACGCCGAAGAGGTAGTAGAAGGCTTTATCGAGGAATGCAAAATCCGAGGCAAGAATTATCACGTCTCGGTCGGAGGGCTCGACAGCATCACCCTCTTGTATTTCCTGCGGGATAGGGGCGTAGATTGTCCTGCGATCTCCGTGTCATCTCTCGAGGATAGGAGCATACAGCGCATCCACAAGGAGCTGGGGGTTATATCTCTGCCGTCGGCAATGAGGTCAGACGGTACACGCTGGACTAAGGCAAAGGTGATACAGGAGCTCGGCTTCCCCGTCCTCTCTAAAGAGACAGCACTTAAAATCTCGACCTTACAACACCCGACTGAAAGCAATAAAACGATCCGCCATGCCATTATAACGGGCGAGACGGGCGCATACGGCGGCAACCGCACAGGCACGAGAATGAGGCTGTCGCAAAAATGGCTCAACAAATTCGGAGGATACGAAAACGAGAATGAGGGAGTTAATTACGGCGTCCCGAACTTTAAGGTATCATCGGACTGTTGTTACTACCTCAAAGAAAAGCCCTGTGCCGACTGGGCGAAAGAACACAACAGCGTGCCATTTTTAGGGTTAATGGCATCAGAGCATGGACGCCGAGAAAAGAGCCTCAAGCTCAACGGTTGTAATTATTGGGGTAAGACCACGGTGAGGTCAGCTCCGTTTGCGATATTTAATCGCAATGATCTATTAGGTCTGGCTTTGGACCTGGGCGTTAAGGTGCCGGAAATATACGGCACGATAGAGCGCGATGACGAGACTGGTCAGTACTACACCACAAGAGCACAACGCACAGGCTGCGACATCTGCGGCTTTGGTATCCACCTCGAAAAACGTCCACACAGATTTGACCGGCTCCGTGAGGATAATCCTAAGGCGTGGCAATATTGGATGTATGACTGTGCTGAGGATCCCGTCACCGGCGAGAAATACGGCTGGGGCAGAGTGCTCGACTACATAGGCGTTGACTGGGAGGATGAGTATGTTGACCTCGACGCGGCGCAGGAACGATTTTTTTAGGAGGAGCAAAAGTGAAAGAAGTTATATTATGTAAGGACTGCAAATATCGAGGTTGGCTTTATGGCATTGAAATCGCCTTTTGCACACGAGATGGCGGTTATGTAAACAAGGACGATTTTTGCTCTCGTGGCGAAAAGTGCGAGGGCAAAGGAGAGGAGCAGAAAAATGAAATACTATGAGATCAACGAAACCGCAGCAAGACAAGCCCGTGAAATGTGGTCATTTAGCGAATACAAGCACGGCAGCAAAACAGCAGAATACAGAGCACAGGTTGATAAGTGTTACAGCCTTATTGACAAGCTACCCGACGATTTGAAAGAGAAAGGCGAAGCGATAGCAGACAGATACGCCCGCCGCCTCGCTGAATGGTATAACAAGCAATTCAGAATTGAAATGATGTGCCCGTCCGTGATGATTAGCGGCGGCGGTAATTTCCCCGTAAGAAAGAAAGAAAAGCAGAACGCCGCACAAGATAGACATTATCAAGAGTATCAAGAAATTCAGCAGATACCCGAAAAAATCAATAAACTGTTAAGAGGTTCGAGCGTTATTAAATCGAGCGACGCAGACGCATTAGAGCAATTGTGGCAAAAAGTCGAAAAGCTCGAATCGCTGCAAGCCGAAATGAAAGCGGCAAACGCCTATTATAAAAAGCACGGGACGCTGAAAGGTTACAAAGATTATACCGACGAAAGAGCCGAAACACTTGACAAGGCTATTGAGGAAAGTTGGTACAAAAAGCCTTTTGCACCTTTTGAATTAACAAACAATAATGCAAAGATTAAGAGTGCAAAGGCGAGAATCACACAGCTTGAACGGCTCAAAGAAGCGGCAGAAGCAGCCGCAGAGCAACCGAAAGATGAATACAAGACCGATTTGTTTAAGGTGGTAGAAAACGCCGAAATTATGCGCTTGCAGCTCATCTTTGACGGCAAGCCTGACGCAGATACAAGAGCGGTTTTGAAGAAAAACGGCTTTAAGTGGTCGCCGTCAAATACGGCGTGGCAGCGGCAGTTGACGCAGAACGCAAAATACGCCGTGAAGCGAGTTATCGACGAATTAGCATAGGAGGGAAAAAGTGAAAGTCTATGAGTTAATGAGCCTATTGTCACAAGCCGAAGCAGGCACGGAAGTCACGGCCGTCGTGTGCTTAAGCCCAACAGAGCTAATACAGCATGGCTGCCGAATAGGTGACGGCGATTGCTTTTGCTTGACATTCGAGATCGAGGAGGCCGACCCCGATGAGGGCAATATCACCTTGAAGATTTGAGGAGGCCATAATGAAATCTGGAATGTTAAGTATAAAACCAAAGTGGTGTGAGTTGATTGCGAGCGGCCGAAAGACTATTGAGGTGCGCAAAACTCGTCCAAAGCTCGAAACGCCGTTTAAGTGCTATATTTATTGCACAAAAGACAAGGGTATTTTATTTTGGACGGGAAAACGGTATGCGTATGCTGACGAAAGAAGTCACAATTTGTTTGATGTATGCGGCAATGGCAAAGTTATAGGCGAGTTTGTGTGCGATTATATTTTGAAAATAACACCTGACACATACGGATATCACAAATATTTTATAAGCGATGATGACCTTAACGCATCTTGCCTTACGACTAATGATTTGTGGGAATATGGAAGCGGCGAAACGCTGTACGGCTGGAACATATCCGACCTTATAATTTACGATAAACCAAAAGAGTTGAGTGAATTTGTAAGGCCATGCAATCGTAATTGCTTTGCCCCATGCCCCTATTATCAAGGCAAGGAATACGAGTGCGAAAGACCTATAATAACAAGACCACCGCAGAGCTGGTGCTATGTCGAGGCGGTGTAAGAATGAGGTGTGATTGTTGCCCGTTAGCACCATATGATGATACTTGCTCCGAATGTGGTAGATGGCACTGACAGAAATCTTTAAACAATGAGAACTACAATCTTGAAAGGAGAAAACAAAAGTGGCAGTAAAGACAGACTACAAAACAGGAGACAAGGTGGTGTTTATCAGCGAAGAAGAGCACAAAGAATTTCCAAATTTTTACCCCGAAGTTGGCACGGTAGGAACGGTGGTTAACGTACATGGGTTCGTCGCATTAGTCAAATGGGAACAAGGTTCGACGAGCAAAGGCGATTGTTGGTGGTGCAATTGCGACAAGATAATTCCCACAAAAGAATATTTCAAAAAAGAAAAGGAGAAAGTTATGAGAAACTACTCGACCGCCGATGTGGCAGAGGTCAAATATGGAGAGTGGGTTCACGGTGAATGTGTATCGCACTGCTCCGAATGTGGCGTTGAGACGTATCCTGAAAATATCACACCTTATTGTCCAAAATGTGGAGCGAGAATGGGCGGGGGTGATTTTGATGAAATGCCGAATATCAAATCCAAAGAGTAATCAGCAGGAGCTTGACAGGGCTATACATATCTCGGTCGCTTGCATGATGGCGGCTATAGCCGACATGGGCTACTGCGAGGCAAGCTGCCGCAAGATTTGGGGCAAGGCCATGCTCTATATCAATCAAGTCAAAGGCGGTGCGCTTAGCATCGGCGAGATCCTTGAAATGCTCGACGACGAGTATAACATAAAAATCAATTTTTAAGGAGTGATTTTATGAATTACAGAAAAGCGGCGGAGGAAGAGCTGCGAGCCTACACAGATCTCAGGGGCAGCCTCAGCAACATAAAGCAGCGCATAGCCATGCTCAAGGACAAGTCGCTGTCGGTCAAGGCAGCCTCGTCGACAACACCGGTTATCGGCGGCGGGAACCGTTACGAAGAGGCTCTGATCGACTGCCTGGCAGAGCAGGCACGGCTCGAGGAGCTGCTAAAGGTCAATTGGCGCAGGGTGCAATTGATTGAGCGAGGGCTCAACGCTCTCGATGACGCCGAGCGGGCGGTGCTCAACCGCTTCTTGATCTGCAACATGCGTCCTGAGGCGGCTATCGACTGCCTTGTCGAGGAGCTGGGTTATGAGCGAGCGCAGATCTACCGCATACGCAGCAGAGCACTTTATCGGTATACGATCGCCGAGTTCGGTCTGCCGGAGCTCTGATAAAATGAGACAAACATGAGACGACAAATGCCGGAAAAGCTGCTATAATATAAAATGCGAGTGAGTGAGTAGATGGGTTTCTGCTTCTTTCTTTCCTCCATTTCTTCAGCCCCGTGGTTTGGTCGACTGCGGGGCAACTTCTATTTAAGGAGACATCATGCAGATAATAGATATTCCGATAAAATCTTTACACCCCTATAAAAACAATCCTCGCAACAACGCCGAAGCCGTTGATTATGTTGCAAATAGCATTCGTGACTTCGGCTTTAAGGTCCCTCTTGTTATCGACTCTGATAATGTCATCGTTTGCGGGCATACTCGTTACCTCGCCGCGAAAAAGCTCGGGCTCAAAACCGTTCCGTGCATTATTGCGGACGATCTAACGGACGAGCAAATAAAAGCGTTCCGGCTCGCAGATAATAAAGTCGCCGAAAAAGCGACATGGGATAAAGATTTGCTTAATATTGAGCTTGGAGATATTATCAACTTCAATATGTCGGATTTTGGATTTGATTTCTCTATAGATTCCGCTGAAAATGAATCACTTGACAATGAACCGACGGAATTTCACAGAGACAAAACTCTCAAGAGCTACAATCTTGCAATGTTCGATGTCGATCGTTGCAGCGGCTTTTATCAAATGCCGATTATCGCAAGAGAAGATTTTATTCCCGATGATTTGATAGGCTTCAACTATATGCTCACCGCAAAAGACAAGCGCTGCGGAATTCACTGCTTTGTTGACGATTATCAATTTGAGAGGTTGTGGACTTCGCCGGAAAAATATGTGAACCCCTTGCTTAAATATGAGTGCTTTTTATCCCCTGACTTCTCACTTTACCTTGATATGCCGATAGCTATGAAGGTGTGGAATATCTATCGCAGCAGGTTGATAGGTCAATATATGCAAGACTGCGGCTGTGTTGTAATACCGACTATAAGCTGGGCAGAGCCCGCAACATTCGATTTTGCTTTTGACGGCATAGAGACAGGCTCTGTCGTTGCGGTATCAACTGTCGGAGTGAAACGGCAGGAGAATTCTTTTGACATTTGGAAAACAGGCATGGACGAAATGATTCGCCGTATTATGCCGTCAGCTATCCTCCTATATGGCGGTGAAGTCGAATACGATCATCACGGTATTAAAACGGTTTGCTATGATAATCATGTTACGGAAAAATTCAAGTCAAAGGATGTGAAGTAATGGGAGGCAGAGGCGCATCGAGCGGAGTGTCACATGACAAAAACAAAATTCCAAAATACCGATATGGTACAGAGTATTCAACGATTCATCAGACTGGAAACATTAAATTTATCAAAAAGAATGCCGAAGATGTTGAGTTGTTCGAAACAAGAACTAAAGGTAGAGTTTACGCTGAAATAAGTAAAGGTGAAGTTAAATCAATACATTATTTTGATAATAACCTTAAGAAAAGCAAAACGATAGATTTAACGCATTATCACCAAAAAATGAAACCTCATGTGCATCACGGATATTTCCATAATGAGAATGATAATGCTAAAGGTGCCACTCGTCTTTCCGATAAAGAAAAGAATATGGTTGACTTGGTTATGAAAGAGTGGTATAATTTCAAAGGTAAGTAGTAGTGAAGGAAGCAGCACGCCTTGATTGAGGAGGGTCCGGTGCAAGTCCGGGCGCTTACCGGAGGCACTACGGTGCCTCTTTTTGCGTTATATGTAAATAAAGCCGTTGACTGATTAGTCAGCGGTATTTTTATACTCCAAAAATGGGAAAGGGTGATTTAATGACAAAAATAAATATACAGCTTTTCGGGGGTAGAGGGGCGAGTTCGGGAATCAGAGCTACAACCGGGCCCTCGGCGCTCGAAGCATTTAAAGAAAACTCAAATCAGCTTAGTAAAGCACTGCGAGAAGGGAAAGCCAGAAGGGCGGCAGTAGTCGAGTTTTCCGATATAACAGGAAAAGTGGTAAAAAGATACTGGGACGGTTCCACTTACAGAGATCGCCCGAATTCAATGTATAATTCTTTGAGCAACAAGGATATGTCCGGCACTTTTAAGTCAAAATTCAAGGAGCCTCAGGAGTGGAAAAAGCGCCCAAAAAAAGCGCCCAAGTAGTAACAATTAAGGTGGTAATATGCCGAATGCTGAAAACTTAATCCCGAATTCGGAGAGAACGCCGAGTGAGCGCCGAGCTAACGCGAGCAAAGCCGGTAAGGCTTCGGGCAAGGCTCGCCGAGCAAAAAGGACTATGCGGGAGGTTGCAAACCTCGTGCTCGATATGTCTGTCAGCGACGGCAAAAAGGTCGATGTCAAATCAATAAAAAGTCTTGCCGAGGTTAGCGGCAAAAACATAAAAGTACAGGACGCTTTAGTTTTAACACTTGTCAAAAACGCTCTCGCCGGTAATATAAAAGCTCTGCAAATGCTGATTGAGCTTACCGAGCAGAGCAGTCAGGCAGGGGCTACAGCAGCGGATGACGAATTGTCGGCGAGCCTAAAAGAATTGGCAAAGGAGCTAAAAAGCGATAAATAATGATAAGTGCTCAGCAAAAAAAGATACTTGCTTTCCCATATTCGGACTATGACGCTATCATCTGCGATGGCGCTATCCGCTCAGGCAAAACTTCGATAATGACCGTCGCTTTCATCGACTGGGCGATGCGTGACTTTCAAAACATGAGATTCGGGATTTGTGGTAAGACCGTCGATTCGGCGGTCAAAAATATCATAATGCCGTTTTTGACTTTAAATTATGCAAAAGATAAATATCAGCTGGTATGGCGGCGCACCGATAAGGTGCTCAGCGTAACGGTCAACGGCCGCACTAACCTCTTTGAGGTGTTCGGCGGCAAGGACGAGAGCAGCTTCGCTCTCATTCAGGGTCGTACCCTTGCGGGCGTGCTGCTTGACGAGGTTGCCCTGATGCCGCGTTCTTTCGTGGAGCAGGCGCTCGCCCGCTGCTCCGTGGACGGTTCCAAGCTCTGGTTTAACTGCAACCCCGAAAGCCCCGAACACTGGTTTTATCAATCGTGGATAAAAAAGGCGGCCGACAAAAACTGCCTCTATCTGCATTTCACAATGGACGATAACCCGAGTCTCAGTCAGAGGATCATCGAGCGATATAAAAGCAGCTATGACGGCGTTTTCTATGACCGGTATATCCTCGGGCTATGGGTCATTGCCGAGGGGCTTATATATCCCTTCTTCACAACCGACAGCTGCTGCGTTTCTTCTCCGCCTGAGAGGGCGGACGAATATTATATCAGCATAGACTACGGCACGCTCAACCCTTGCAGTATGGGGTTATGGGCTGTTAATTATACAACCCGCTCGGCGGTCAGAATTAAAGAGTACTATTACGACGGACGCAAAAAGGGCGTGCAGCTCACGGATGCCGAGTATTACTCAGCGCTTGAGGAGCTTGCTAAGGGCTATAGCATCGAGAGCGTCATTATAGACCCGTCGGCGGCCTCATTTATTGCCGAGATCCGCAAGTACGGGCTTTTTGATGTCCGCAAGGCTAAAAACGACGTGGTCGAGGGTATCAGGACGACGGGGTCTCTGCTTAAGAGCGGGCACGTCAAGATCGCCCTCGGCTGCCGTGACGCAATAAGCGAGTTTGGAGTCTATTGCTGGGATGAAAAAGCGACGGAAGATCGCCCGGTCAAAGCTAACGACCACGCGATGGACGATATCCGTTATTTCTGTTATACAATTTTGAAACCTTTGGAGTGGTGATTAATGGAGAATTTTTTTCGTAATTTAATTTTGCGGCTGTTTGGGCGCAAGGTAAGGCAGGACGAAGCGCAGATAGAGCAGAGTCGCCGAGACAACGACAAGTATATTGATATCAGCTCGGAGAATATAACGGCTCTTATCGCCGGGCGAGTTGCCAATCTTGCTTTTGGTGATTCGCAGCTCACGGTGACGGACGCCGCCGGTTCTGTCTCGGCATTCAGCTCGCTGCTTGTCGATATTGCCGCCCGGCAGTGGGCAGGCGTTAAGCGTGATATCGCCTGCGGACTCGGCAGCGGTATGATCGTCTCAATCCCTTATTCTGTCGACAACGGCCTCGGACGCAAGATTTATATTGACACCGTGACAAGAGACCGCTTTTATATCACTGCTTCTCAGGGTTCGGACGTAACTCAGTGTGTGGTGCTTGCTGACAAGATAGTCCGCGACCGTCACGAGTATAAGCGCTGGACTGATTACAGCATCGACGGAGATATATATTCAATTCGCAGTAAGGCCACTAAGGACGGCGCACCCTGCGAGCTTGCAGAGGTCGAGGAGTGGGCGGCTATCCCCGAGGAGATACAGATCGGCGGCGTTACTAAACTGCCGATAGCTATTTTCCGCTGCCCGCAAAACCCGAGGAGACCAGGAGCCTTTGACGGCGTTCCGATTACCTTCGGCTGTGATGCCACACTTGATAAGATCAAAAAGTGCCTGGAAGATATCGAGCGAGAATTTGACAAAAAGAAAGCAAAGATATTCGCCGATCGTGCGCTTATCAGGAACAAGGGGATAGACGACGACCGCCTAACTCGTCGCAACGAGTTCGAGAACAACGATTTATTCGTCGCCTTTAACAATTCCGATCGCCTGGGCGTTGATATCTTTGACCCTGCTTTTCGCGAAACCTCTTATTACACCAAATTAACGCAGCATTTTGCAATGCTCGAAAAAGAGTGCGGGCTTTCCGAGGGTGTGCTTACTAAGCTCTCAACAGGGAGCGCGACGGCTACCGAGATACGCCGAGCAATGTATGACACCTTCTGCTTCTGCGACGATGTTCACACCAATTTCAAGCAGTATTTTGATGATTTAATGTATTCTTGCGCCGTGCTGCTCGGCTATTATGGGCTTGCGCCTTACAGTGAGTACAAAGTCGAATACAGCTGGTCATACGCCATGCTTGAGGATCCTGCACAGACGTTTTCACAGCTCATGCAGGCCGAGAGCATCGGAGCGGAGCGCACCGCCGAGATACGCCGATATAATCATCCTGAGGAGACACTTGAGGAGGCACAGGCGGTTATTGACGAGATCGCGGCCGAGCGAACCGAAAAGGCTGCCGCTTCTGTTGCCGCCTTTGGGGTGCCCGGCAATAACGATGACGGAGCCGACGAATGATTGACTTTTTCAAAATTCCCGAGCAAATAGCCCGCCGAATGACCGAGGTTAATGATTATACCCTCGAGCGGCTCGGCAAGGACATCGCCCGCATACGCTCGCTCAACAATTACCGCGACGCTCAGCTTATCGCAATTAAGATGACAGGCGAGAGTATGACAGATATAAACTCCAAGCTATCAAAGGCTTCGGGCATGACCGTCGCCGAGATTGAGCAGCTTTATGCCGACGCCGCCCGCTATGATTACGAGTTCGCAGAGCAATTTTACCTCGCCCGAGATATCGAGCAGGTGCCGTTTGAGCAAAACAAAGCTCTGCAACGGACGGTAAACGCTATGGTGCGTTCAACGGCCTTTGCCTGCTCAAATTTGAGTGGGTCATTTGCTTTCGCGCTCAAGGATCCCGACGGGCGGATAAGACGCACCACCTTGCAGGCAGGTTATAAGGAGGCTTTAGACAAGGCGATCACCTCGATAAGGCTCGGCGATAACAGTTACAGCTATGAGATGCGCCGGATATTGCAGCAGTATGCCGACAGCGGCATTCGTGTTGCCGACTGGCAGAGCGGCTATTCTCAGCGGCTCGACACCGCCGTACGCCGTAACATCATGGACGGTCTAAGACAGCTCAAAAACGAGGAGCAAAAACTTCTTGGTGATGAGTTCGGGGCTGATGGATATGAGATATCGGCTCATGTTAATCCCGCCCCCGACCATGCGGATATACAAGGGAGACAGTATTCAAAAGCCGTCTTCGAGGCTCTCAATGAGTCACTTGATCGTAAGATCGGCACGCTTAACTGCTATCATACTATCTTCGCAATTGTGCTCGGCGTGTCGTCGCCTACATATTCCGAATATGAGCTGTTGCGCATGAAGCAAAAAAGTGAGGAGCGCATCGAGATAGGCGGCAGGAAGTACACCCGATATCAATGTACCCAGCTGCAAAGGCAGCTCGAGACCGCCGTGCGAAAGGCCAAGGACCGCATGAGACTGTTTGAGGCGGCGGGTGACAAAGAGTCCGTCGAAAAAGAAAAACGCCGTATACGGGCGTATAAGGAAAAATACGACATAGTCACTAAGGCGGCAGGGCTCGACTCACACTATAACCGCATGAGCATTTTTATCGACAAGAGGAAACGATAATCAAAGCAAGGCTTAACACCCTGCTTTTTTTATATCAAAAATTTGAGCGGAATCTCGAAAAACTACCAAGCCGGAGCAGAAAGGGACTGCGATACCAAACTGAAAGGCGAGAAAGGAATTGAATGACAAGAGAAGAAATCAAAGGCATCCTGCCCGATATCACCGACGAGCAGCTCAAGTCAGTGCTGGATATCAATTCGACAGACATCGGCAAGGCTAAAAAGGACTATGAAGCCGTGTCGGGGCAGCTCGCAACCGCCAAGACGACCATTAAGCAGCTTAATGACGCCAAGAGCGATTACGACGATATCAAAAGGCAGCTCGGCGAATATCAGGTTGCCGAGCAGAAGCGCAAGAACGACGAGCTTCAGGCGCAGAAGGACGCCGCTATCCGCAGCCGATTTGACAAGCTGCACGGCGAGCGGAAGTATCTCAACGACTTCACTCAACAGGGGATTTTTAACGAGTTTAAGGCGGCGCTTGAAAAAGATGAGAGCGTGGGCAAGTCCGACGCCGATATCTTTGAGGGCATCGTCAAGGACCGCGAAGGCGTGTTTGAGTCGCCTTATTATCCCGTCAATACCCCCGGCGTAAATCCGCAGGTCAGACAGTCTGCAAAAGACAAGCTGACCGACGAGGAATTTTACGCTCAGTATTATGCCAATAACAAAAAATAAGAAAGGACTATAACTTATGGCTAACGAATTTATCTCTGTTAAGGAGATCGCAAGACAGACGCTTCCCCGACTCATCGAGAATCTTGTGTTCCCGAACCTTATCCACAAGGATTTTAGCAACGATTTTCAGCCTGGCAAGGGCACTCAGATCCAGGTGCGCAAGCCCGTTGTGCTCAAAGCGACCGACTTCGACGCCTCTACCGGCACTTCGCCGCAGAGCATCGTTGACACGAGCGTGACCGTCACTCTCGACCATATCGCAAGCGTTGACGTTGAGGCATCCGCTGTTGATATGGCGATGAGCATCGACGACCTTACCCGCGTGTTCATCGAGCCCGCTGCCGTTGCCCTCGCCGAGAAGATAAACCGCGACGGCCTTGACCTTTACAAGGACATCCCCTACTGCGTGGGCACCCCTGGCGCCACTGCCGACTCTCTCGAAAAGCTCGCCGACGTCTCTAAGGGTCTTAACGACCGCAAGGTGCCGACCGAGAACAGAGTCGCTCTGTGGGACACCGCCGCAGACGCCAAGCTCAAGACTATCCCCGCTATCGTTAACGCCGAAAAGAGCGGCACCACCGCAGCTCTGAGAAACGGTGCGATCGGCGATGTGTTCGGCCTGCATAACTACATGTCGCAGGCTATCAAGCATCACACCTCCGGCACTCTCAAGCCCGCGTCCAACGGTAAGATCGTCGTCAAGACCGAAGTCACCGACGCAAGCTCGGTAACTCTGTCGTCCGCGACGCTCACCGGCACGCTTGTTAAGGGCGATATCCTCGTCATCGGCGACAACAATTATGTCGTCAAGGCTGATGCAGCGGCGGACAGCAACGAGATCACCGTTTCCGTTTATCCCAAGCTCACCGCAAAGGCGAGCGAAGAGGTAACTCTGCTTGCAGATCACACCGCTAACCTTGCGTTTAACCCGATGGCGTTTGCCTTCGTCACACGTCCTCTGACCGTTCCCGCAGGCGTTGAGAGCTATGTCACCTCTTACAACGGCATCACCCTCAGAGTCACCAGAGGCTACGATATGAAGTATAAGAAGGACATGTTCTCGATGGACGTTCTTTATGGTTACGCCACCATGTATGAGGAGCTCGCGGAAAGAGTCCTCGGCTGATGCTGATCACTTATTCCGAGTATTCAGCACTCGGCGGCAAAGCTTCATGTGATGATTTTCAGCGCCTTGAGCTTAAAGCCCGGGCGCTGATTGATTATCGCACTCAGGGGCGGGTCTCGCTCCTCGAACCCGTTCCCTCCGATATAAAGCTCCTCGCCGTCGAAATAATCGACAAGATCAGTTCCGCGGCCTCTGCCGCTTCGGGCGACTCCGCCGTTACAAGCGTGAGCAACGACGGCGTGAGCGTGGCTTATGCGTCACCTGAGAGCCGCTGCAAGGCTCTTAACGATGATATCACGCAGCTTATCGATTCCGTGACGGGCGATCTTGCTTACAGAGGTGTTGACTGATGATTCCTCCTTATTGGCGTGATACGCTGACGGTATATACTCCGAGCAACAACGGCTCGGGCACGGTATGGAGCCGCAGCGTATACGCTCATTGCTTTTTCAAAGTCTCAAAGGCTTCTGCGTATTCTGACAAGCAGCTTTTCGAGAGCTGCAAGCTAACCGCGAGGCTGCCCGGCAGCGTTAACGTCACTATCGGCAGTATCGCAGTAAAAGGCGTTGTGGACGATATTATCCCCGACAACACGAGCGGCAACGAGCTGCTTCGTAAATATTCGGGCTGTGCATTCCGCGTCAATTACATCTCCGACAACAGCGCGTTTCCGCCGGAGCATACATGGATAGGTGGTGCGTGATATGGGCATCGAGGTTACTTTTAACACCGACCTTATCGAGCGCAAGCTGCTCGACTGCGTTGACGATGACGTTCGGGCTTTCGCACATAACACTTTTTACAAATTGATGGAGCCGTATGTTCCTGCCGACACCTTGACCATGTATAATACGGCCGCAATAACGGCCGAGGATATCACTTTTAAGCAGCCGTACTCATATTATCCGTGGTATGGCAAGTCAAGGAGCGGCAAGCCCTTGAACTACACGACGGACAAGCACCCGCTCGCCTGCGATCACTGGGCTGATGCAGCGTGGCAGGCTCGGGGCGACACCGTCCTCAGGGACATCGAGGCATATATCAGTCAGAGGAGGCACAATGGATAAGCACACCACAGTCAGAGATTGGCTCAAAAGCTATCCGGGATTTAACCGGTTATGCTTTAACTTCGGGACGGTAACGCCGCAAAGTAAGCACCTTATCCCCACGGCGAGCGATTATGTCTTTAAACGCGACATATTCGGCAATGCCGTAAGGTATTATGATTTCGCCGTTACCGCCTTTAATGACATCGACGACATCACCGACGACGGAGCCGAGAATCTTGTCGATTTTAATCAAATGCAAAATTTCATCGACTGGATCGCCGAGCAGAATTCAAAGCGGGATTTCCCGTCGCTCGGCGATAATTGCGAGGTCGAAGAAATTCGCAATCTGCAAAACGCACCGCAGACGAGCCGCAGCGGCGAGCTTGCCAAATACATGGTGCAATGCAGGATCATTTACACAGAATATTGTTAAATACGCAAAAAAGAAAGGAATGATACAATGGCTTATTCCGCAGAGGATTTTAACCTCAGCAAAAATCAGAAGGCCGAGCGTAAGCTGCTTGTGACCTGCGTTAACATGGGTGACAGCATAGACAAGGCGAGCGGCACGCCTAAATGGCTCCCCATCGGCGTGGGTGTTGAGGATTCAGCGGTCGAGTATAATCCCAGCGTCACGACCAAAACCGATATCTTCGGCATAACCGATACCGAAGTCGAAAAGATAGAGCCCTCTCAGAGCCTTGACCCCATGACTATCAGAGGCGGTAATCCGTTCCTCTTCAAGCTCAACGACATCATCGAGCGCAACGCTAAGAGCGAGCTTTCGCAGTTTGAGGTAATGGTTATTCGCGCCTTTGTCAAAGAGGGCACGGAAGCGGGCGGCTATCACGCCGAAGTCCACAAAAACTGCACCATCTACCCCACCAAGCAGGGCGGCTCAGGCAACGTCGATATGCCGGTCGAAATCAAGTACAGCAATGACAAGGTGCTCGGCACGGTCAACGACTACAAGCACGATTCGGATATCACTTTTACCCCGAACGCCTGACAGCTTACAGCGGCGGGAGGCTCAACGCCTCCCGCTTAATTTCTAAGGAGGCAATTATGCGAGTAATCAATTTTTCCGACGGCAGAGAGGAAATAAAAATAAACGGCAAATCCGTGTTTCTGCGGCTCGCCGACCCTAATATTTACATGAGAGCTCAAAAGGCTCAATCGGCAATCGAAAAATTGCTCGAAAGATTCGACGAGGTACCGCAGTCAAGTGAGGAGATCGCCGATTTTCTTGAAGCAATCGACAAAGCGCTAAAAGAGGAGATAAATGTCATCTTTGACTATGACGTATCGAGCGTCCTGTTCGGCGGCTGCTCCCCGCTGACCCCCGTTGATAAAGACGGTACGCCGTATGTCAAGGCGCTGATCGACCATCTTATGCCTATTATTAACGAGGAGCTCGATAAGTCCGCAAAGGCTTCCGAGGCAAAGATTTCAAAGTATACGGCAAAATATCAGAAATGAATTATTATTTACCAAAAAGTCTTGAGGTCTGCGGGCAGGAGTTTGAAATACGCAGCGATTATCGCGCAGTGCTCGACGCTATCGCCGCCCTCAACGACCCCGAGCTCTCAACAGCGGAGCAAGCAGAGGCTTGTCTGCGTATCATATACCCCGAGCGTAAAAGCCTGCCCGATCAAGTGGAGGCGCTCAAAAAGGCTATGTGGTTTATCGGGTGCGGCGAGGAGCGGGACGGTAACGCCCCAAAGCGTCCAAAGATAATGGACTGGGAGCAGGATTTTGCCCTTATCGTTCCGCCGGTCAATAGGGTGCTCGGCTATGACTGCCGCGGCTGTGAGTATCTTCATTGGTGGAGCTTTATAGCAGCCTATTACGAGATAGGCGACTGTGCCTTTGCTGTTGTCACCGGCATTCGCAACAAGCAAAAGCGAGGCAAAAAGCTCGAAGATTGGGAAAAGGAGTACTTTCGCAACAATCCTCAAGTCGTTGAGCTCAAAACCCGATACACCGAGGACGAGAAGGCACTTATCGATGATATTTTAGGAGGTGATGAGCATGAGCAATTCTGACGGCGAAGTAAGAGTAAAGATCAATTTTGACACGTCAAATGCCGCTAAAGAGGTCGCCAGCCTTGAGCGGGAGGTCAGTAAGCTCGAAAAAAAGCAATTGCCGCTTATTAATCAGTTTGAGGCGTTACGAGCGCAAATAACTCAAACAAAGCGTAAACTCGTCGAGACCAAAGAGGCGTTAAGCACGGGCAAGATAGACAAGGTTCAAGCTTTTATGGACACCAAAGAGGGCGAGGAAAATCTGAAGCGCTTGAAAACAGAAGCAGAGGATTTCCTCAATAAGATCGAAGTTCTCGACAATCAGATTTTGCCGCTCAAAGAAAAAATCGAGTCCATTAAATTCACCGGCACTCCCGATAATTCGCTTGCCGACAGTGCAGCCGCCGCCAAACAGCAGCTTGAGCAGGCCGCCGCCGCTGCCGGTAAGATAGCTCCCGCAGTTGATAAGGCCGACAAAAAGACAATGTCGCTCGGTAAGTCCGCCGAGCAGCCGAAAAAGAGCTTCTCCAGCTTTTTCAGCTCGCTTAAGGAGCGGGCAAACTCATCGTTTGGTTCGCTCGAAAAGACTACAAGTCGATTCTCGAGGCGCATAGGTAACACCATCATGTCGGCGTTTGTTTTTAGCGTTTTGTATAAAGGCTTGTCACAGTTAAAGCAGCAGCTCGCGGGCGCATTGCAGACCAATACGCAGTTTGCAAATTCGCTCGCCATTATCAAGGGTAATCTTGCTACCGCTTTTCAGCCGATTTTACAAACGGTAATGCCGATCATTAATGCTTTTATGCAAAAAATCATACAGATAACGGCGTATATCGCAGCGTTTATCAATCTTTTGCTGGGCAAATCAACGTCGGCTTCGGCTGCTGCGGCCAAGGCTATGCAGCAGAGCATCAATGCCACCAAGAGCGGAGCAAGTGGCTCGACGGCGGCGGAAAAAGAGCTCACCGCCGCAATCAAAGAAAAGCAGCGCCAGGTTAAAGCCTTGCAGCGTGAGAATAAAACTTTGACAAAAGAGTACAATCGGCAGAAAAAGGCGGTCGAAGCTCAGACAGATGTCCTCGAAAAGCAGATAAAATCGCTTGAAAATCAAAAGGACGCATTGCAGAGGGTGGAGAAAGCTCACAACAGAGCTGCCGCCGCTCAGCGTGAGTCCATACAGGCGAGCATTGACGCCCTGCAAAAGCAGCAGTCGGCGCTGTCTAAGCAGCAGGCTCAGATTCGCAAGCAGCAGCAGGAGGCTCAAAAGCAGGTCAACGCTCAAAAGGCGGCTATCGATGCCCAGGTTAAGGCTCTGCAAAAGCGTATCAAGGCTTTGCAAAAGGAAAAAAAAGCTGCCGAGGACGCAAAAAAAGCAAACCAGCGCTATACAACGAGTTTCGACGAGCTCTCAACTATCGGCGGTCCCGAGGAGGCTGACCCCTATGACACCGAGATCGAGCAGCTGCAAGAGCAAATCGAGGATCTCCAGGAACGAAAGGAGCTTATCGAGGATGTCGACTACAGCGACCGTCTCGAGGCTCTCGATGCCGAGAATGAGAAATTGCAGGAGCAAATCGACATGCTCAACGAGCAGAAGGACGCTATCAAGGACGCCGACTATAGCGCCGCCTTACAGGGCTATGATGACAGGATATCGTCGATCCGCGAGAAAATTGACGCTTTAAAAGACAGCGTCAAAGAAAATCCGCTTATCGAAAAAAATGAAGAGGCTATAGAAGCCTTGCAAGAGCAGATAGACAAGCTGCAAGAACAGAAAGACGCTCTCGCCGAAAACGCCGGTGCCGCCGACAATCTCGGGATGAAGTTTTCGGATGTCTTGACGAATATGCAGAAGAAGTTAGAAGAATCGCCCATCGGCAAATGGCTCAGCGAAAACGGCGAAAAAATCAAGCAATTCGTGATCATCGCCGGTACTATTGCTGGCGTCGTTTTGGTTTTTACAAAATTAAAAGATATCATCGGAATTTTAGGCAAAGTGGTCGCAGCAGTTTTTTCAGGCCCCGCCGGTATCGCCGCAGTCGTGGCCGCCGCCATCGCCGCAGTAGTCGTGTGGGCGGGAAACGGCGAAGAGTGTATTCAAAATCTCAAAAATGCTTTCGGATATTTTCTTGAATTTATTAAGGACATTTTTTCGGGAGATTTTGAAAAAGCTACCGAGGATATGAAAAATGTAATGCGCTCGCTTTGCAACGTCGTCGCGCTTGTCCTGGAATCAATCGTAAAGGCCGGTGCTACCGCTATCAACTGGGTAATCGACAAGGTCAATGCCCTTCTCTCAAAATTGCCCGAATCCGTCAAAGAAAAATTTGGCGGAGCACAAATAACATGGCACGCGAATACGGATGTTGATTTTTCACAATTTATGCAAAATGTCCCCGCTCTCGCACAGGGTGCAGTCTTGCCGCCTAACAAGCCGTTTCTTGCGTGGGTCGGCGATCAGAGGCAGGGCACCAATATCGAGGCGCCTCTCTCTACGATCGAGGAAGCTGTCCGCAACGTGCTTGCCGAGCAGGGCAACAACAATTTTATCATCAACGCAAACGGCTCCCTCGGTCCGCTTATCCGTCTGCTCAAATTGCAGATTGACAAAGAGAGCAACCGATCGACCGCGTTTTAAGGAGGCGTCTTGATGTCCAACACTAAAATTCGCATAGACTCGCGGGAATTCGGGCAGGGTGACGGCTACATAGTCTCCAACCTCGAGCGCAGCTTTGAAAAGGTGTCGCACGACGGCAGCAGCGGACGCACTACTTCGGGGTCAATGGATATCGACCTCGTCGGCACATTTTATAATTATAAAATGACAATATCTCGCCGCAGCAGCAATCCCAACCTCGTCGAGTTCGACGAGCTGTGGGACGCTCTTTCAGCGCCCGTTCCGTTTAACATGATCGAGGTACCTTATAATCAATCGACTTGGAGATTTGAGGCGTATATTACCAAAGGCAAGCAGCTTCTGATGAGTTCGGACAGCAGCGGTAATTATTGGGGCAGCATTGAGCTCAGCTTTATTGCCCGTGCGCCGCAGCGTAAGCCTGACGAGGAGGGAAGCGCTTGAAAAAGGTGATCTATAACGACTTCGCTCCTCTTGCCGCCGTCAACGGCACTGTGCCCGCACAAGGGAGCAGTGCATATCAGCGCGGCGGTGATCTGCTCAATGAGGACAAGCGAGATATCATCAACTATGCATCACTCGAGGGGCGAGGGATTGACCTTAACGATTATTCCCTCGCCCTCGCTGACAGTGCAGACAACACGGGTTACATCTCCGCCGTTGTGAGCACAAAAGCCGCACAATTGACTAACAGCCGTCTTGTTATCGACCTCGGCGACAAATCATACTCCGCGCCGGGTATCACCTTGCATTTTTATAAGCATGTTTGCAAAAAAGTAAAAATCACATGGTATTCAGGCAGCAATAAACTCGGCTCTGAGCTAACTTTTGAGCCCGCCACGCTCGACTTTTTCTGCGGCAATCCCTTGAGCGGTTTTAATCGTATCGTCATTGATTTCCTCGAGACGCAGACCTCGCAGCAGCTTGTTAAACTGACCGGCATAGACATCGGACAAACTCATGTCATTACGGAGTTTTACGGCGGCGTCAATATTGTCGATGAGATCACCGTTGACTGTGCCGATTTGCCGGGCGGCGAGTGTAAATTTGAGGCAAAAATAACCGACTTCGCGCCTCAGCAAAAGCAAAATTTCACAATCTATTTTAACGATCGCTGCCTCGGCAAATATACCGTTGACAAGCTGACCTTAAAAGGCGTGGATAAATACGAGATAGAGGCGTCAAACGATGTTATGCAGCTCGGCAATACCACTTTCCCCGCTCTTTCGCAGGGCAGCCGCACCGTCGCTAATATTGCCGCCGCAATTGAGACGGCAAGCAAAATCAGCATTGATTACGGCGCTCTCGGTGTAACAAGTCTAGCAGGCTTTATCGAGCAAGGCAAAACAGCCCGATATGCCGCCGCTATGCTATCTTTCGCGCTCGGCAAGCACATTATAGGGATGGACGGCAAAAAGCTCAAATTAGTCGGTTTTCGCGACAACGGGACGATTATTTCAGGCAATCGCATCTTTGACCTTGCGACTTATGAGCAGGGCGACAGATACACGGCAATTTCGCTCAGCACATTCAGCGGCAGCTTCAACAGCACCCCGACGGTGTTGACCGCCGAAAATCCCAATATCAAGAGCAATGACTCAACAAACGTCTTGACTTATGACAAATTTTCGCTTGTCTCAAATGCTTCAGAGCGTTTCGCAGAGCTCTGCGCCTTCGGTTACTCTCGCAATAAGGTTAAGGCAAAGATTATCGTTAACGACGAGCGCATCGGCGATATTGTCAAAATCGAGACCCCGTATAACGGACTCGTCCGAGGGGTTATAACCCTAATGGATATCAACATTTTCGGCAGAGCCGTTGCAGACATCGAAATAACAGAGCTGCCCGAAGGAGGTGAGAACTGATGGCAGAAAAACTGCTCGGTTACTATAACTTTGATTTTACTCGCTCAAAAAGGACTGGGCTATCCCTCCGGCTGGCGCTTTATGAGACGCTGGATGTCGCGCAAAACGCCTCGATTCTTCGGGGTCAAATTGAGTACAAAAACAGCGGAGCAAGATTTTCGGAAAACGAATATTTCGAATATTCGGCGAATGGAAATAGGACCAAGTGGTCAAGAAACGTCTCGTTTGAAGTCAAGGCGGAATGGACGCCGTTTGACACAGGGATAGTAAGCTTGCAGACGCAGAAGGTCGGCAGGTGCAGTCACAATTCAAACGGCGCCGGAACTTTTGCAGTCAATTGCACATTTAAAACAGACGAGATATTGATCGCGGGCAAGAGTTATTATCGCACGGTTGCCACGGTTTCAGCGTCCGGCACTCTGACACCTATAAATCAATCGTTGCCGATAATCGACAGAGCCTTAATGTCAATTAACCGGTACGGCATGGCGGCGGAGCTCAGCCTTAAATGCTCTCATGCCGCTTATAGTTTAACGGCCTCGATTATGATTAAAGGCATGACCCAAGAGCAGGCGGTCGCCCGAAACGGGCTGAGTTATTCCGCTGCTGGTGCCGCTGTGAGGGGCTATTATCGAGGACGAGACGGAGACGCCCATAAAGTGGAGTACGTTTTGACGATCACAGGGTCGAGCTTTGACGGCACGGTGCCGCTGTACTATGCCGGTGACTCCCCGCTTGAGTCAGGGCGCTCTTATCCTTACGTCTTGACCGTCACAGCCGCCAACGGCAAGAGCGTAACTTATAACGGCGTCCTCGCCGTCCCGCAAGAAGTCACGGGCATAGCCTTTGATGATGAGATGTTGACCCTCGCTGTCGGCGAGAGCGCCACGCCTGAGTATAACATAAGCCCCGGCAGCGCAGAGGTCAAGGCG